ACTCCTTTCCATAGTTTTGGATTTGCTGTTCCTTTTGATTGAACAATTTTAATTAGATCTTTCTTATACTTGTCATAATACTGGTCAAAGATCTCAACCTGTTTCTGTGAGATGGTAATGTCATTACACTCTTCACCATCGACCTTGTAAGTCACAACATAGGCAGTATTTGGTAACTTGATGTTGTTACACTTTTCAAGGTCACAGTTTTCGTGAACGATTTTCATAGGATTTACGATCTACCTCCCCATACTATATCAGGAAAGGCTTTAGCTACGTGGTCTTTGGTCAGTTTGTACTTTGTCCCTAGGTTCTTATCCTTCACCAGACAAATGACATCTGCCTCTTCTGGGTGAAGACCTTCCAACATCTGAATGAACATGGACTCTCTACGGGTCTTGGAGAGTTTGTCGTTACCACCCTTGATAAAGTGGTAGAGGTTCTTCCATTCCCTCCTCAGGGAGGTGTGGTCGGTTCCTACGGGTACTTCATTCTTGTTAAAGGGAACCTCACCTTCAGGGAGAAGACTATAAACAGTATCGTCAAAGTTCCAAATCAAGACTGCAGTAAGAGCATCATTACGATACTCTTGTAGTGCTTCTACTTTCTTTGCAACACTTTTTTGTTTAGATACATGTGCAAGAATCTCATGCACAAAAGCATTAGGTGGAAGTTTTGTTGATGTAGCCATAGTAATTTTCTTTCTCGTTTCAGTATATCGTATTTATTGAGTTAGTTCAAAGGATCATCGGGGTCAAGTATATCATTCTCAAATCTTACTGCTAGTACTTCATCAGGGATAACTTGTCCATTTTCATCAAACATCTCTGGATGTAGTGGGATGTATTTGGAGTCTCTTTGTAGAACATAGTCTTTAGCTAACCAACCAAGCACTGTTCCTAACACAAGGAACATAACTGAAAACAATGCCGAAAACGTGAGAGTAACTGCTAACATCTTAACCTCCTAGGGTTTCTTCTTTATATCGAAACTAAAATCGATATTGAAATGAAACTCTCTTTTGAATAGAGAGATCATCTTACCAAGTTTAAACTGTAAAGTCTTTGGTTCTTTCCTCCCCTTTTTATTTCTTAATAGTAACTCAACACCTCTATCTATCTCTGATGGTAGGTTACTTGTTTTGTTATTTAGAAGCTTTCCTCCTTCTTCCTGGTCTTTTTTCTTGTTCATATTTCCATGCATCCTCTAGTATAGAATAGAGATAATCTTTTATCTTTCTGGCTTCGGGTTTACCCAGATGACCATAACCTTCCCTTAGCTGTTTGTGTTGTTCATCATTACCACCTTCAAGATAATCCTCAAGATCCATAACAAGAAGTTGAATCTCTCTGGCTACAGAACTATCAATAAACTCAGTAGCATCTCTCTTGGTTGCTTTGATAGACTTCAAATACTCATACATGTTGAGCATCTGTTTGCCTTGGAATGCACTATCGATTGTTCTCTCAACAATGTTTAGAAGTTCCCAGGTATTGTCCATTAGATCAGTTTGTTTTCTCGTAGATACTTAACCGTTTCACTACAACCACCAATGGTTCTCTCACCTTCATCTTCAGTGAATACTCTAACCTGTGGGAAGGTAGAACCATTTCCAAATGTTTTGTAAAATTCTTGTTGAGTGTAGTCTTGGTTAAGTTTATATATGACATGCTTCATTTCAGCTAGCTGAAGCACCTGCGCAACCTTAGTACAGAAAGGACAACCATCTTTAGAGAATACAAGGAAAGTCATAGTAAAATTAAGATAGGAACTAGAAACATCAATATTGTAATAGTAAAACCCCCTACCTGTTCAAGTAGGGGGCGAATACTGTGGTCAGGCATCCAATGTAGCCCTCAAAGTATAATCTTTTTTGAGTTTCTCAATGAATTCATTCTTAGCCAACTTAGCCTCATACCCAGGATAAAACTTTTCCATCAACCTTGGTACTGCCATACATCCAGGGTATCCACCTTTGATCCAAACTTCTTTACGATCCTCAAGTACAACATGATTGAATGGGAAACTCATTTTGTTTTCTTTTCTTCAGAAATATTTAGAGATGGGGGAGTGTATGGGTGTTGGGGTTTATGTTCCCTATCCATAGGTTGAGATCTAGTCAAATCTCTACGAGATTGATTACTGATAATAATAAAAGCATCTTTGTTGTACTTACGCACACCATAAGGTGTTGCCCACTTCTTGTTATAGTTTTCACCTTGATGAATACCAGATACAACGGTACCACCAACCTCAACTATAACGTCATCATCAACTTGCCAACCAAGTGTATCGATCAACTTTGAGAGTTGTTCTGTGATGGTTGGTTCTTCAAGGATACGATCCTCAGGTTCTAGTGATCCGTTCATAGTTGTTTTCCGATACACATAGTATAACCCCATTGACCTATGAGATCAACAGGGTTGTGACGATTATTCTTCTGTCCAGAATATTACATCCATCTTTGGATAGAAGTCCATCCAGGTTCTGACGTATTTTTCTGCTTCTATCTTATCTTTGAATACTGCTTCAAGGTGAGGTTGAAAACCAGCTTCCAACTCAGGGGGTTTTCCAGAGAAGACTTTAGTCATGTTTGATACCAGCGGCATCTCTCTCAAAGATTTCAAGACCCTTGTCAGTCAGGATGTGATCATACATCTGTTCAAAGATACTAGGAGGCATCGTAACCACCTCTGCTCCGTTATACCAGGACCGTACAGCCCTCTGTACTGAACGAATGGAGGCTGATAGTACCTGTGTGGGGATACGATGAATACGATACAGTTCAGAGATAGAACGAACCACTTCTAGACCGGCTACAGACTGGTCATCCAAACGACCAACAAAGGGTGACACATAAGTGGCACCAGATTTAGCTGCTAGGACTGCTTGAGCTGCTGAGAAGATAAGAGTTACATTCACTCTCACTTTATCAACCTGAGAAAGTTGATAACATACTCTCAAACCATCACGGGTCATGGGAACTTTGATAGTTGCCACGTCACCAAACTTTTGAGAGAGTCGTGATGCCTCTGTGTACATCTCAACAAAGTTACCCATCACTTCCATACTGATATCCTTGACACCAATATCTTTGATCTTCTGATACACATCATCAGGGTTACGACCACTCTTCATAATCAAAGTGGGATTAGTTGTGACACCATCAATGAGACCCGTATCAAAGTAATCTTTAATAGCGTATGTGTCTGCGGTGTCTAAGAAGATTTTCATTTTACTTTGTCTTCGTACTTTTTAATAAGAGCAATTGCTTGTTTACGATCTGCTCCACAAGGAGCGTTCTTAAGACACATGAGAATCAACTCATCGTCAGTAATAGAGGGTTTAATTGTAAACCCCCACTTGTCAACTTTACCTTCAGTAGGTGCTTCGACGTATTCAAACTCCATCATTGAACGTGAACGACTCCTGTCATTCCAGCACCTTGATGAGGACCACAGAAGAACTCGTAGTCTCCTACATCAGCAAATACAACATCTTGTGATTCACCAGGAGCAAACAATAGTGCTTCTCTAGAAAGGTCCGCACGACCTTCAACAATAATATTATGTGGGGGCAATGCCTCGTTGATAAAATGAACTGTGTCACCTGCTGAGATTGTAATCTCATTGGGTTCAAATACTAGGTTTCCACCAGCACCCATAGAGACATCAACTGCCCATGCTGGAAGAGCCAAAAATAGAGATGCGAGTAGTGTGAATAAAAATTTCATAACGTTCTGTCTAGTCTAATTTGTGCTTGATCAGGAAAGTCTCTCGGACGACTATCTCCTGCATTGTCGGTTCTAGGTGAACCTTCATTCTTCTTTTCAGTTTTTTGAAAGTTTGCTCTCTTGTATCTGTTTGAAAATACGTCAGGATACCAATAGGTTTCAATCCAGTTTATAGTCGGATTAAGTTTAAGGTGTTTATCTAGTGAATGATTGAATACTCCTATTTGAATGTATCCATCATGTGTTAAACAACTTGTGTCACCTAAAGGATGAATATAAAGAGTTTTCACTTTTAGTATAGTTCCTCTTCTGCTTCTGCCTTAATTACTAGATCAGAACTTGGATAGGATACGCACAACATAGCGAACCCTGCTTCCACTTGTTCATCATCTAGGAAAGATTGATCGCTTTGATCCAGAGTTCCAGAAACAATCTTTCCACAGCACGAGGAACAAGCACCTGCCCTACATGAGTATGGAAGGTCATATCCTTGCTCTTCTGCTACATCTAGGATGTACTCGTCCTCTGGACAAGTGAACTTCTCCTCACGACCGTCAGGATATTGTAGTGTTACTGAATGATCCATGTAAAAACAAAATTACATATACTAATTATACGCATAAAAAAAGGAGGGACAACCTCCCGTGTGTATTTCCTGTTATTAGGGTATAAATTTATACTCCTTTAAGTCTTCTTAGTATCAAGTTATCTATTGAGAAGTTACCACCACCACAGAGGACGATACAAGCTGCACCTCCCCAGTAAAGAACTAGAAGTTCTAACAGATAGATGTTGAATCCAGCTGTAACTAAGGCGTGATAAATTGCGAATGATATTGTACCTAAGATTGCCAAGGCACCTAACCTAGTAACAAGTCCAAAGATAATCAACCAACTCCCCACAATCTCAGAGAATGCTGCAAAGTATGAGGAGAAGATTGGAAACGGAAGATGCAATGGTCTTACAAATGCATCCGCAAAGTTTTCAATGTTCTCTAGTTTCTCATATCCATGATGGATAAGCATAGTACCTATCGCTAAACGAAGAAATAAAAATCCTAATGATTTAATCATTGTACAAATCCTCTAGTTTTTCTCTGGATAGATCAACATACATCAATTCTTCACCTGCTTGTGGTGCTTCTGGATGTCTTGGTCTGGGAGGATTACTCATCTCTATATTAATAGATTGAATGTTACTCCACATCATTGCAAACGCAGCACCACCAATAACAGAGAAACAGACGAAGTATAAAATGACTTCGAAGTTATTCATTATGCCTCCTGTAGAGACTGGACTGTATTTTTGAGTTCACCAATGTCTCTCAATCCTTCGACTGAGAACCAGGGAGCGGTGGCCCAATCGAACCCCTCTCCCATGGTACTGTCTGGTGCCACGATGTACCAGTGACATGCTGTGTCAGGTACATCAACAGCACACTTAGACCAATCATCTTTCCATTGAGGTACTTGAACCCACATTAGAGCTGCAAATACCAAACTGAATAGAGATTTAATCATAGTGCATTACCTCTAGGTAGTACTTCTTCTGGGAAGATAAAGTTCTCATGTGGTTGGTCGGCTGGTGCCAACCAGGTACGAAGGCCTTCATTCAATAGAATGTTCTTGGTGTAGAAGGTCTCAAATTCTGGATCTTCTGCTGCTCTGATCTCTTGACTTACAAAGTCATAAGCACGAAGATTAAGAGCAAGGCCAATAATCCCGATACTACTAGTCCAGAGCCCCATAACTGGAACAAATAACATAAAGAAATGAAGCCAACGCTTGTTACTAAAAGCGATACCAAAAATTTGAGACCAGAATCTGTTGGCTGTAACCATAGAGTAAGTCTCTTCCTCTTGGGTTGAGTCGAAGGCTTTGAATGTGTTTGCCTGTTCACCATCTTCATACAATGTATTCTCTACTGTGACACCATGGATTGCTGACAACAGTGCTCCACCCAGTATACCAGCAACTCCCATCATATGGAAGGGGTTTAGGGTCCAGTTGTGGAACCCTTGTAGGAAGAGAAGGAATCTGAAGATTGCGGCCACCCCAAAGGACGGAGCGAAAAACCAACTGGACTGACCCAGTGGGTAGATAAGGAAGACGCTGACAAAAACAGCAATAGGACCAGAGAACGCAATAGCATTGTAAGGACGGATTCCAACGAGACGACTGATTTCAAACTGACGAAGCATGAAACCGATTAAAGCGAAAGCTCCGTGGAGCGCCACAAAAGCCCAGAGTCCCCCAAGTTGACACCATCTGACGAAATCCCCCTGAGCCTCAGGACCCCAGAGAAGAAGAAGAGAATGACCCATAGCGTCAGCTGGAGTACTAACTGCCGCTGTAAGAAAATTCGAACCCTCAAGATAGGAACTAGCGAGACCATGGGTATACCAGCTCGTAACGAAAGTTGTACCAG